CGCTTCCATTGTCTTTCGCAAACGTTGAATCGTCAATCTGTATCATCGATGCATGACAATCCATCTCGGTATCATTGCCATTCTCGTCATCATCACTGATTGTAGTATATGATGAATTAGATTGGGATGAATCACTATCACTCATATCATCACGATCTCTCGTTTGATTCTTGGGATGTAATGAACTGGAAACAATATCTGTTTCGTCGATGACGTTTAATTCAACGATTTCTAATTCTCTCGAAACATCCTTTACATATTCTATATGTTCCTCCATGTGTGATGAAGTATCAACGACTGCCATATCTGTTACATCAATCGATGTTATTGAATCTGTTTCTAAAACTGCATCGTTTTCTGATACATTTTCCAAGATGTTGATCCGGTTTTTTATATTATTGTAATCTCCTTCGTTTTGTAGATAACTATCGGTATCGCTTTCACCAAGGACTGGCTTCATTTTATTACGAAGTTTCATCAATTTACTCGTATTAAGATCAGTGGAGTCTCCGTCGATATCGTCTCCAAACTGAGAATAATCAATGGTAAAAAGGTCATTTTCATAGTTATTGAAAAATGAACAACCGACTAGATAATCAATATCATCAAACACATTCGTGGAGAATTCTCGTTGCTTACAGAGATAACTACCATAATAATCGACACCGTGTACGATTCCGTGCGTGTGAAGTGCACGACTCGTTAAATACGAGAAGAAACCGTCTACATATGATGTATTATTTGTGTTCAGCATTTTCTCTTCACAGTCATCTAGAGTAGAATTATATTTAGGAAGAGTGCGTGTCTTATTCTGGTGAACTTGATACTTCCCAGATAGATAACGAATCGGATCCAATAGCGGCGAATACTTCACAAAGATTGGGACATTATTTGTGTTTCCGTTATCGTCTGCAATTATGGTTTCCAAATGGTTCAGCGATCGGTTGTCACGGTCACGGTCGCGGTCGTGTTCGTGACTGTTGCCGTCAGAATGGTCATCTCCCATAATTTGAGATGGATGTGAAATAATATTTTGTAAATAATACTTCTGATTCAACTGAATTGCATTATAGTTGGTTTCATTGACATCAAAGAATCGCGAATAGATCGGGATATAATTTTGGATATCGTACAATAAAGCAGGTTCGATAGTATCAGGGGTGTATTTATGTTTTCTGTAATGAAGCTGAAATGTTGCCGTATCAGACTTTGGCATTGTTGAAGACATGTTTGTTCCTAAATGTAATATGATTGATAAATAGAAGTTTTATATTGATTTTAAACGGGCATTCATTTCATTCTTTCGTTCTTCGCCTCATTCGTAAAATCGTAATAAAAATAATATATCCCATTTTTATTACACCATACTAACATGAATTTAGAGCTCGCAAAATTTGATATGAAAGCAATTAGCTTTCGTCCTGATGAAAACAAAGGTCCTGTTATCGTTCTCATTGGACGTCGTGATACCGGTAAAAGTTTCCTTGTGCAGGATTTGATGTTTCATCACCAGGATATTCCGATTGGAACAGTCATCTCCGGAACAGAAGCAGGAAACGGTTTTTTCGCCGCCCATGTGCCCAAACTATTCATCCATGACGCCTATAATACCGCAATTATCGAAAATATTCTTAAGCGCCAAAAAGCAGTATTAAAACAGGTGAAGAAGGAACAGGAAATGTACAAGAAATCGTCGATTGATCCGCGTACATTTGTTGTTCTAGATGATTGTTTGTATGATAACAAATGGACGAAGGACGTCATGATGCGTCTCCTCTTCATGAACGGGCGTCATTGGAAGATCATGCTAGTTATCACAATGCAATATCCCCTGGGTATCCCTCCAAATCTCCGCACGAATATCGACTACGTTTTTATTCTCCGCGAACCATATATTGCGAACCGTAAGCGAATCTATGACAATTATGCAGGTATGTTTCCCACTTTTGAGAGCTTTACTCAAGTGATGGATCAGTGTACCGAGAATTATGAGTGTCTGGTCATCAATAACAACGCGAAATCGAACAAATTACAAGACCAAATCTTCTGGTATAAGGCACAACAACACGGGCCTTTCAAGCTGGGCAGTAAGGAGTTCTGGGAAATCTCCAAGAATCTCGGTTCAGATGACGAAGGAGATCAATCGTACGATCCGAATGCTGCGAAAAAAAGCAAGGGCCCGATGATTAATGTGAAAAAGAGTAAGTGGTGATGAAAAGCGTTTTCCATCTAGGATTTATCCTTTGGATTTTAATCATATACTATATTATAACAAACACTCTTCAATGCGAACTCTCCAGTATACGACTCCTAGAACTGTAAGTTCTACTGATTTTTCCACTGTAACTCCTGATACAAAGAACTCATCTCTTAGTTTTGGTGGTGGCTACAGCCAATCTAGCGGTTGGAATGCCAATGTTACATTTACCAAAAAATGGTAGATAAAATACTCTAGCGTATGTTACATTATTATTATACCTCAAAAGTAATAATAATGATTTAGAATTTCTAATTTTATTCAGTATCAGCCGGGGTCGACGATGATGTCAACTTCGAGAGACCGTGATCATTATTCTTATCCATAACGACATCCTCGCTCTCAAAAAGCTCCTTCCTCATTTCTTCGACTGTCATGGTGACTGATGCCGAGTCATCCGCCGCATTCCAAATACCTCCGCCTGCACTCTCACTCACGTCGGCACCTTCGAGATCACGCGGCTTCGCATCCACCAACGTCTCCCCATCATTCGCTAACATCTGTGTCAACTTATTTCCACTCTCCTTTGCGAGCTTGATATTCTCCTGAATCGCCTTCGCCTTCGTCTCCTTGACACGCTTATCAAACTCAGTCTTCGCCTGGTCCTCATTCTTCTTCTTCTCCGCCATCAACTGGTTCAGCGTCTCCTCCATATACTCGACACGACCAGTCTTGTATGCGTCAGGGTGAAAGGGAACCCACATTCCGACAGGACCAACAAAAACATCGTGATTCGGATCTACCTCACGCAACATTTGGCAACGCAACTCCGCCTCCTTTTGCGACCCGAAGACACCACGCACCTTCAAACCGCGCACGGATGTCTGGAAATTGTGCTTCTCATTAAACTCATTCTCAAGATCGTCCTCATGCTTGTCGAGAAAAGTCTTGTATTCGTCATAGATGTTGGTTTTTTGAAGAGTCTCTTTCTCTTCTTTAGCGAATTCTTGAAAATCAGCCGAAATTTTGTCGAAATTCACATGGTACTTGAACGATACAAAGTTTAGGAACTGAATGAATTTTTCCATTGACTTTTGATAGTCCCAATAGTGAAGAAACTTCTCGAAAAAGAAATGATCCTTCTGCTTCAAAATGTGTTCCGGAGAAACGAAAGACAAGCATGCGAACTTTTGTCCAGCAATTGGCTTGTCTTCCTCTAACAAGTCAATATATTTAGGATTCGCATCGCCCGATGAGGTATGCTTTAGTTCAACGCCAGAAGGAGGTGGAAATGACATCGCTATTATAATTTATAATATACTAAGTTATACTTTATTTAAGTGTTTTAACGCATTATTCCATTTCATTCCATTCATTTCATTCCATTTTAATTTCTTATCATTATTTATAATAAAATTCTCAAATGTCCGGAGTTTTTGATTTAGGTGAACTCGTTAAGAGAACCATTAAGTATTTAGTGGAGGGTGTCATGGTTGCTATCGCCGCCTACGCCATCCCTAAGCGCAGTTTGTCCTTTGACGAGGTTGCATTGATCGCTCTTACCGCTGCTGCTACCTTCAGTATCCTTGATACCTACGTCCCCAGCTTGGCTGTGTCTGCTAGAACCGGTGCTGGCTTCGGTATCGGTGCCAACCTCGTCGGATTCCCCACTCCTCTCCGTGTCTAAATAGACCGAATACGCTGGTTTCGCCGGTTCACTATAATATATGCTTCAAGTAGTATATATTAAAGAAGTATGGTTGTATTACCAGGTTTCAATGAATTTCGATCCTGGATAGGGGCACCCCCACCTAAAAAAGAAAGTGGAGCAGTCACTGAATTACGAGAACGTTTCAATTCATATCATTATCAGATCGTCGAACGTGATCCAGACCGTTTTCGAATCTTCGTTGTTTTAGCAATCGCCTACATCGTTGTTCTTCTCGTCCAAAAAAAACGATATTACTGGTGGTATCCATCTTTTAATATTACATTACCTGGATTTGGTACAGCATTTCCGGATAGTCGTGCTGAAATTGACATCGTCGTAAAGGATTACATTATGAAACGAATGCCTAGTGATATCTCATTTTTTCGAATGACAGATATGAATCCAGCTGCTGCATTTACATCCATCATTAAACCGGATGAGATGACAGTTGAAGAAATGGACCGAATCATGACGAATACTCGTGTTCTTTTTGTTGCGAAGTCGCTTAAATGGATCTACAACCGCGCCAGACCAGCACAAATCGCACCAGAAATCATCAATGAGGCAAACGGAACATTATTACATTCAGATTCTGCGAACACACCTGCATATCCATCGGGTCATGCTATTCAGGGGTATTATTTAGCGAAAATACTCGCGCGAAAATTCCCGGCAAAAACGCAGGCAATTATGGAAATCGCGACCAAATGCGCGAATATTCGGATTATGGCCGGACTTCATTACCCGAGTGATCGTGATTTCGGATGGTGGGTTGTCGATCATTATTTGACCGATAATTAATCCCCTGATTCATCTTTGAACATGTTTCTTTTTTACAAGATCCGTCATCAGTTTTTCGTAATTCACATCCTGTTTTTCGATATCGCTGTAACCTGCGCGTTGTATAATACAGATTGGCGTAATTAAATACCAACGATCTTCGCGTTGAAGACGTTTCCAGTATGAATCACACGCATACGCAGCCGCATTTCCTGGATTTGCAATGAGTTCTTTGAGACCCTCCTCGAAATTGTGAATTAATTTATCATAATACCTACTGCATACTAGGTAACAACCGGTCGTTTGACAATTCGCTATACGAAAACAGTCAGGCGCTTCTATTTTGAAAGGAGGATAATTATTTCCTGAAAATAAGACAACATCCCACTCGTCACGAAAACGCGAAAGAAAGGACGATACTTGATGAACTAAAATTTCAGGGTGAATAAGTAACGCATCGTCCTCTAGAATGAGAATATGATCCCATTTATTATCCTTTGCCATACGAAGACACTCGATATGACTCTTTGTGCAACCAATCGCGCCATTTTGCTCGTCTTTGATAGCGGAAAACCGTGGAACGGGTGTAAACGAGAAATCTTTTGGATAAAGTAATGTTAATTCTTCAAACTGTTTTTCGAACATCTCTCGGCGATCGGGTCGTGAATCCAGATTGATATACAATGCATGTTTTATATCTGAAAATTTACGGAGCATCGCCGGTAACAATTGTAATAATAATAATAATAATAATATATATTATTTATACCCATTTATTTATTATTTATCGAGAATAATGAACTTAAAAATGAAACATGCATGATAATAAAACATGATAACTATAACCATAATGGGTGGATTGGGAAACCAATTATTTCAAATATTCGCGACAATTGCAACGGCACTTCGTAATAAAGACACGTTCTTTTTTATGCAATATGAAGAATTAGAAGGGAAGCCAGGACACCCGCGTTATACATTTTGGTCAACAATATTTCGCGGATTAAGAAAGTACCTTACACCTGCGAATGATGTTACTGAGAGAATGTTCAAATCATCGCCAACTTGGAATGAAATCGGATTTCATTATACAGAAACACCAAGTGAAACAGTGAAATATACGAAGCCCCTTCGACTTCATGGGTATTTTCAGAGTCACTTGTACTTTAAAGATAAATATACGGAAATATGCGACTTGATTCAATTACGACAACAACAAAATTGGATCAAACAACTTTACGGCAATGAATCGTGGAGTAATGAATATATCGGAAACCCGGACAAAAAACGTGTATTGATAAGCGCGCATTTTCGAGTGGGCGACTATGTACAAAACCCACATATTCATCCATTGATGACGGTTGATTATTATTGTCGTGCAATTGATCATATGATATCAGCCGATGAAGACAAAAATGCATCATATACATTTCTTGTTTTTTACGAACCGTGTGATAAAGATATTGTTTTGAAGAATATAGCTGATGTAAAAGATAAATGTAGCAGAGGATCAATTACAAATGGCCGTGATATTCAATTTCATTTTGTCCGTGATACGATTGCAGATTGGCAGCAATTGTTATTGATGAGTGTGTGTGACCATAATATCATTGCAAATAGCACGTTTAGCTGGTGGGGTGCGTATTTAAATGCGAACCAAACGAAAATAGTATGTTATCCTAGTCGCTGGTTTGGACCTGGTGTTTCACATGAAACGCGTGATATGTTTCCGGAAACATGGAAAAAGATCGACGTAACTTCGTAAAATGTGAAAATAGGCTATTATACGATATGGCGTATATGACTTAAAATATATTGTTTCAACTTTATAAACGACTTCATAACAAAATGAAATATTCGGAGTATTTTGATCGACGAACAAACACATTCGAAAAGTCATACGAACTCATTCTTGAGCATATGAAAGGATTAGACAATGAAATAAAGAAAAGACCATATAATATTGTTGAATTAGGGACAAGTCGTAGTTTTGTTTCTGGACATTATCCGGGTTGTATGAATCCGGATATTCAATACTGGCGACCCAATGAACCGAGTTGCTGGGATTGGGGTGCTGGAATATTCACAAAGGTATTTTCTGATAATTTAGATGGTAAGGATTACAGATTATATACAATTGATCCGAATCGTGATGCAATACAAATTGCGACCACAATGTGTGGTGCAAACAGAAATGTCCATATTGTTCAAGGATACTCTACTGATTTTTTGAAAAAGATCAATTTCACAATCGACTTTCTTTATATGGATCATATGGAGAGTGGTGAAGATGCATGCGTTCAACATCTCGCAGATAGTAAATACATTATTGAAAATAGCCTGATGAGCGAAAATGGTGTCATTTTAATCGATGATATCGGTGATAATATAACACACACAAAGGGGAAATACAGTTTACCCTACCTACTTGAGAATGGATACAAACAAGTACTCGCAGAGTATCAGGTTCTCTTAGAAAGCGACAGATAATGTAGGCAGTATAGATATATAATATTTTCGTATTCGTATATATTATATTATTATGGCACAACAATTCTTAAATGTATTGTCAGATGAGACAATCGATTACATTCTCTCGAAAGAGGAAGTCGTGAATGCAAAGGCGCGGATTGAGGCGAAATCCGATAATAGCGGATCTGAATCCTTTACCATCATACCTAGTGAGGCACTTTTATTTGAACTATCCACAAAATTTGGTCTTCAAATATCACATGTTGCCACGATTCCGATGCGTTGGATTAAAGGAGATTCTCCTTCACATCATGACACAGGCGTTTCTACGTTTACACATACACATTTAGTCTATTTGAACGATAGTAATGGTGCCCTCGTCGTGGACGGAGTCACGTATCCAATAGCTCGTGGGGTTGGTTATCGTTTTTCAGAGGGGCTTTCCCATGAAACAGTTGGAACACTCGATGATACCGAACCGCGTCTGTTATTGGGTCCGATGAGTGAGGCTGGATTTCCTGTAGGAGACGAACAGTTTGGAACATCTTTAATTTACCCAGGTGGAACAACTATTTATATACGACAAACTGTAGTGGGTGAAACCATATCATTTAGCACCGACCTAGTATCATGGAATAATCTTTCATTCCCTTCACAGGTTACAAACAGTAACACGCCATTAGGGTTATTGAATATTGAATTTGTTACGGATATAGTAATAAACAATGCATTAGGAGGTGGACTTAATTATTTTATTTGCAGGTCTGACAGTATTCAGTTTGGTTCAACGAACTTGAAATCCAACGGAACGCGCCCGATTATCACTATCGACGGTGTTACTAACTACAATGGTCTAATTATCAATGGTCTAAGTGGTTCAAATGGATACAATAATATCTACATGATGAACCTAGAAATACGCGCGGCGGGTGGGGCTACACTAGCGAATGATGGTGGTTGGTTAGGCCAATCCTATTATGGTAAAGGAACAACAACTGGTAGTAATATTGTATTGAATTGTCATTCTACCGGAAATACTGGTGAATATGGTGGCGGTATTATTGGGCGTTATGCTGGGCCTTTGAAATTCACTGGCTGTTCTTCGTCTGGGACTGTTGGACTCTACGGAGGCGGTATCGTTGGATCACATTCGCCATCTTCTGGCGTTTTACATTGCGAGTCGTGCTGGTCAACTGGTGCAATCGGAGAATACGGCGGAGGTATAACAGGTATCTTTACTGGCATCGCAACTATCGTCAACTGTTATTCAACGGGAAGTATTGGTACACATGCCGGAGGTATCGCTGGATCATCATCAGGTGGTAATAATGGAACAAATCGGTTTACATTAAGCGAGTGCTATAGCACTGGTGTTATTGGTGAATGGGGTGGTGGCATCATTGGAAGAAGTTCTGGTGAAGTCTATGTATCCAATTGTTATTCACTTGGGTATGTCAATGCAAATGCGAGTGGTATCCTCGGTAATTTGGCGGGTAACACTACCAACAAAACCGTATCAGGATGTTATGTAACTGGAGCGATTGCCGGATCAGGTGGTTATATCATGCCAGGATATACGAATTTAACCGGAAACGTCGTTGTCGGAAGCGGGACTGTGACTTTAGTGAATAACTTTGCAGAAGCATCAATTTCTAGTTCTGGCTGGACTACTGCTCGTGCGAATAACGTGCTTACAGGCGTCCCTGCATCGGCTAGTTCACCACTCGGCGCCAAATGGGTTTATACTGGTACAAATACTCCATATGAGATTCTCGTGATGGGATTCACGCCTTATGCGCGAACAGTGGTCGCTGGCACGCCTCCCGCAATGACGAGGACATTTTCTGCGACTACAGTTGCTGGTACGCCGACCTCTCCTGCGTTGATTAGTGAAAGGTCATACTCGAAATTGCAGATCACAGGTGGAGATGTGTCATCATATAATATGATTAACGTAAATGCAACAACCGGAAGTATTGAGACATCGCGTACAATGACACCGGGTGTTTACACTATCACAATTCGAAACAATGGGAGTTATCATATCACTACATATATCCTTACGGTTACACCGTATATGCATTATTCAATGTTCGGAATGTTTACGAATAATGCGCAAGTATACTATAAATCGCATAGTCTCGCAAGCGGTGGAATTGGTGGTGTGCGTAATCATCGGCGAAAAGCGAGGAAGACGTAGATGAGGTAACGGTCCAAAATGCTATCACTAAGGCGTCGCTATAAACTCCCAATCGAGTTCAATGCATATCTTCTTCCAAATCTGATCTTGTTCAATCCGTTTCTCTCGATCTTTCAACATTGGAAAGAACGGAAGGAACTCACGCCGCCCAAGAAGTTCACACAGCTTATACACGGTATAATAATAATTCAGGAAATTCACTCGATCGTCCGGACAAAACTTCGCATACGGTCCCTGGATTTCCATAAAAAGGTTACACAACCTGTCTTCCAGGTCAGGTGTCATAACAGGCGGTTTGATCCCCAGCTTATCTTTAATAAATGGAATGTGTTCATAGTATTTATTAAATCCAAGTTTCTTCATGATTTCTTTCGCTTTCTTATCGGTGAATTGAGAGATTTCAATCCG